AGCGCAGGAAAAGCGTGAAGTCGAAAATGAAATTAGGAATTTGTGCCGCGAATATGCGGAAGCTTGCCGTGTATGGAACTGGCAGCCGCACATGCTGCGTCAGGCAGTCGAGTCCCGTCTGGGGAAAAAGGCCGCTTGACATGTTAGGACGCCCCGCCCTACTTGGTGTGGCGATACCTATCGAACAATTGGAGTTATGATGAAGCAGACAAAAGAAGATTTTGCGTTGGCGCGAAGTGCGCTGAACATGACAACTACGCAGTTGGCTAAGGCTTTGCGCATGGGGACTGGTTCAGATCGCACAATTCGCCGCTACGAAAGTGGCGAATGCCCAGTGCCGGGACCAACGTCGGTCGCGGTCGAGGCCCTGCTGTCAGGGTTCAGGCCGGAGGGTTTTGAGGAAAATTAACAACCACATTTAAGGAGCAACAAATGTTAAAAGTTTGGGATATGCCGCAATATTTGCGTGGCGAAAATCGCTTATTCTTTTCACCCAGCTTATTTAAAAATCTGACATGACCGTCATTTCGACCGACCACATAGAAACGGTCGAAGATCTGGTGACTGCAATGGCGAAGGCTATCAACCCTGCCGCTTTTTCAGATGGCGGCTCAATGAAGGAAATAGCCCTTTGCCGTTTTGCAGCCAGACGGGCTTTGTCAGTAGTCGCGCCGATAATTGTGCGTGAGGCTTCTGCTTTGGCCGGTGACAATAAAGAGATAGCCGCCAACATTATGCGGTTGAATGAAATTTTCTAAATTTAAAGGATAGATATGACAGATGAAATGAACGCATTGGATGAGCAGGGGCTGGTTGATGCCGCTGCCAAAGCGCAAGGCTTTATGATGGAAGTTGCGCCAAATCCCGGCGATGCCCTTGGCGTCACAGCTATGCTGATGACAAACTTTCTTTCGACCGGACTAGTGTGCGGCATACTGGACGAAGGCTTCATCGACAAGATGATGGCGTCGATCCGCGAAGCCGTTAACGAATCAGTCGCAGCCATCCACGAAGGTATCGCAGCCGACGCTGTGACCGAAACAATTCAATAAGAGGAAGTGAATATGAAGGATAAATACGTTTACCCACACGTTTCAGACACAGGCCCACGGCCCGGCATGGAACTTCGCGACTGGTTTGCTGGCATGGTTTTGCAGTCTGCCTGTCGCGAAAACAACGAGTGGGAGGCTGCGCGTCTGGCTTATGCTTACGCTGACGCAATGATTGAACAACGCAACAAGGAGCAAAACTAATGTCTTATGAAATTACAGCGGCGGAATTGCGCCAGTACATTGAGCGCATTGAGCGTTTGGAAGAAGAGAAAAAGGGCACGGCTGAAGACATCAAGTGCGTCTACAGCGAAGCCAAGGGTCAGGGTTACGACACCAAGATCGTGAAGCAGATCATTCGCCTGCGCCGCATGGAAAAGGATGCGCGTGACGAAGAGGAAGCGGTTCTCGACACATACAAAAAGGCCCTTGGGCTTTAGGAGATGGGCGATGCGTGATACCAGCCGGATGTTTAATTTTCGCGATGTGTCCAACAGGCTTGGCATCCCGCAAAACAATAAGAACAATTGGGCTATAGGGCATATACTTTCGTCCGCAGCGCAAAAAAGGGGCATTCAAGTTGATCGCCCTTTAACTGAAAAAACTGACCCAAACCCCACCGTCAGTGCAAAGCACTGTATCGCGGCATATCCCATGTACTTCTTTGATGAAGCATTGGTTATTGTCGGTGATTGGTGGGGTGAGGCGAAGGCTCAAGGGGATTTGTTTGAATGATTATACTTGGAATAGATCCCGGATTAAGTGGGGCGCTTGCGTTCTACGATACGGTCGAACAGTCTGTTGAGGTGATCGACATGCCGGTGTTGGAACTTGTCCGCAATGGCAAGAAGAAGCGGGAGGTCAGCGCTCAGGCGCTGGCCAACCACATCGCTGGCCGGAAGATCAATGGCGCTTTTCTGGAGCGCGTCAATGCGATGACCGGACAGGGCGTGACATCTGTTTTCAGCTTTGGCCGATCATTAGGGATTGTCGAGGGCATCCTTGCTGCATATGACATCCCGACAACGCTTGTAACGCCTCAGGCGTGGCAGAAGGCTGTCAATCAGCGCGCAGGTAAGGACGGGAGCCGTGAAAGAGCGATGCAGCTTTTTCCAGCGCAGGTCGAACTGTTCCAGCGCAAGAAGGACGATGGCCGATCTGACGCTTCCCTCATAGCTTATTACGGAGCGAAAACGCTTTAATTATATATAGATCAGGGGCTGATAGTGGAAAATATTCAATTCGATTACGATTTTGCAGGTCCTGCTGACTATGCCAAAATGTATCGCCAACTGGGCATTCAGGTCGTTCCGGCCAAGATGCCCCGCGAAGACAAGGCGTGGAAGCGCCCTGTCATCAAGTGGCGTGATTACGAAGATCACATTGCCGACGAAGGCACGTTCAACAATTGGTTTGGTGGGAGCGGTGAATTCCGCTCTCGCCCCAATATGGGAATTATCACAGGCGATGCGTCCGGTGGCATATTTGTCCTCGACATCGACCTGCACAACCATCCAAAGGCCAAGACGTGGCTGGATGACCTGATCGACAACCATAACCGCAGCATGCCGATTAACGCGCCCACACAGCGCACTGGCGGCGGTGGCCTGCAATTGCTGTTCAAGGCCCCTGAAGGCTGGGTGTCGCCCACCAACAAAACAAGCATGGGCGTGGACATTCGCGGTCAGGGTGGATTTGCCATGCTGCCGCCCAGCCAGCACGAAAGCGGTCATTCTTACGAATGGGTCAAGGGCTTTGAGCCATGGGCGATTGCAGTCCCAGAGGCTCCCATGTGGCTCATTGAGGCCATTGACGATCTGTTGGCGCAATACACCAAGGTCGAGCGCGGTGAGCGCACAGACAGCCCTGCGACAGCTACAGACGCCTTCGGGCAGATCGTGGATGGTCGCGAAGATTATATGACGCGCCTGATCTGGGCGCGGGTCGTGCAGATGTATCGCGACTGCCCGTTTATCAGCGATGCTGAGGCGGAGCGTGAAATGCGCGATGCATTCACGAAATACGACCAGAACGTCAAAAGCAGATTATTCGAGCCCGGAACACCAAACCACATCCTGTTGGAGCGCGAAGGGCGCGGTGCGTCCCTGTTCTTCCAGAAATGGAATATTGCCATGGGGCAATGGGACGGTCGCGTAAAGGAAGCGGCGGCTGTCCCCGCACCAGAAAAAAAGCCCGATACGGCTTTTCAGGAGCCGACAGGCGATGGCGGTGATGGCGCGCACACCTTAACGCAGGCCGACATCGACGTTTACGAACGGTTGAGCATAAAGGACATCAAGGCGCTGCCCGATCCGAAGTATCTGGTCGAGGGCATCGTGATCGAAAATTCGCTGATGTTTATCTATGGGCCTCCGGGATGTGGCAAGACGTTCATCAGCCTTGGCATGGCGCTGTCCATTGCCGCTGGCTTGGACGAATGGTGGGGCCGCAAGATCAACAAGCATGGCCCCGTTGTGCTTTTGTCGAGCGAAGGTGTCGCGGATCTTAAATTCCGCATCATGGCGTGGGAAAAGGAAACGGGCATCAGCGTCGATGATATTCCGTTTTACCTGATCCGCCAGACCATCAACTTTATGGCCGAAGCGGACGTTGATAAGCTTCTGCGCACGGTGCTGGACATCACTAACCAGCTTGGGGAGCCTCCGGTCCTGATCAACGTCGATACGGTCAGCCGTGTGCTTCCCGGAGCGGACGAAAACCTCCAGAAGGATATGACGCTGTTTATATCCGCCTGTGACCGCGTCAGGGAGGTGTTTGGATCGACTGTGGCTGGTGTCCACCACACAAGCCGGAATGGCAACCTGCGTGGCTCTACGGTCTTTGACGGGGCTGGTGACGCTCTGCTGTCTATCACCCGCGAAGAGGGTGCGGACATTGGCGAGATGCTGGCCAAGAAGATTAAGTCTGCACCGGACGGCTGGAAGCAGAATTTCCGCCTGAAGAAGATTGAGATCGGGGACATCAAAGGCTCGACCAGCCTGTATGCGGAGCCAACAGACGAAAGCGCTGGGGAGGAAGCCAAGACAGACTGGCCATCAAAGCTTATATGTCAGGAGATACTATACGCCATGCAAGAGGCTTGGACATCCAAGCGCCCATGGTCGAACCATTATCATGCGAAGCGCGATGGTCGATATGCCGTCACGATAATCGCAAGCCGCTGGGGTGTCGCGCCCCAGACGGCGGAGCAGATGTTGGAGGCATGGCTGGTCAATGAGGTGATTGAAGTCAGCACCGCTGACTACAAGACCAAGACCCGTGGCCTGAAGGTCCTGCGCACCCTTTATGACGAAGCAGCACCGCCAGCCAACGCAAATTGGTATGACGATTAAGGAGGAGAGTGAAATGAGCATCATTAATAAATTAACCGGACTGCACACCCGCAAAGATGTCGAGGAAATTGTAGAATTCAGTAAAAGTGAGGTCAAGCGCCTGCGAAAAGAGCTTTTTCTTGCCCAGCTTATGATTTCAAAGGCATATTTCCGCGACCCTAAGACAGGTCGCCTGTTAAAAAAGGGCGTTGTACCGAAAAATGAAAAAGGAATTAAGAAATGAAAAAGTTAGTGATTGGATTTATGATTGGCTTGGCTGCAGGTGCAGCGGTTCCAGCGGCAGCGGCTGTGCTTGTTGGCGACACTGGTTACTTGTCTGGCTGGACTGTGACCAAGGACGGAGATGAGATTTGCTACATGCCGTTCGTCTGGACTGCAACCCGTGAGATCGAGTGCGATTGACATGACATTTGTAAGACCATCAACATATGGCTTGCACGAAATGGCGGTCGGGGAGTCCAAGGACTTTCCGGCCCCGACACCCAATGACAATAAAAGGATCGCCCGCAGGGCAAGCGCATTCGGTATCAAGCATGATCGCTGTTACCGCTGCAAAACGAACAAGAAAACGCGCATTACGACCATTACGCGCATTAGATAGGGAGCAAGGGCAGATGAACAGCAACACGCCGTTATTCATCATAATTATCGGGCTGCTTGGCCTGACGGGTTACCTAATCGCAACGCGCCCAGTCATTTCAGATGATGAACGCAGAAGCATGGAGGATGATTGGTGGGGATGATTAAAGAACGCATTGAGGCGCTGCGCAAGCGCGAACAGGTATGCTGGGATATGGCGGAGGTGTTTCTGCATGCCAAGGACGCTCACGGCCTGCACGACATGGGCGTCGAGATCCAAGGCATCCAATGGGCCATCCGTGAATTAGAGCATTTATTGTGTAAATAAATCGCCACCCAAAAAAGTCTTGATATAATGGGCGGCCTGCCCTAGCAGGAGGTATCAACAAGCAAAGGAGCAAACCAAAATGGACGATACTCAGGCAACGGCGCTGAATTTGGCCGTTCAAATTCACCTTGGGCGCAGGCAAAATAAGCGATTATGCCCAAATTCCCTGCTACAGCCATTCCTTTGGGAGGCTCTGTGCCTTGCCATTGAGCAGACCGATGCATTTAAGCAAGAAATGAGCGATGTGCTGGAGCAGGCCGTCCCGTTTTTTGGCAGACCATCCAAAGGTCCGCGCTGGAAAATGGCAAAGACCCTTTCCGGTTACATCATCCCCAAGCCAGAACCCGATCCAATAACGGAAATGGAGAAGGTGTGGAGCGAATTGTCCGAAGGTGGCTACGATCTACATGATTTTCGCGCCGCACTGGAAGCCCGTGGGCTGGAGATACGGGAGAAGAGCGATGACCCTGCGCCAATTCCTGCATGATAATTTCGGCTGGGATATTTATGAATGGGCAGATGATGATATTCGATTTTAAAGGAGCAAAAAATGAAGGAAGTAAGGGGAAGAACGCAGGCGGATTATGACATTATCCGCATGTGCAAATATATCACGGACGACAGGTTCATTGCCTCATATTTGGGCGCGGATCTGAAGCGCGTCGTTTATCTGCGTGAGCAAATGCTGAAGCTTGAGGCAAAACGGGCGAAAGCGGAAAAGCATCGCGACTTTCAGATCACATGGAACAATGACGCGGAGCGCAAGGCGGCTATCGATGCCAAGAACGGATCGGCCAAGCTGCTGAAGGCGCTGGTGTCGTTTTCCGTAAACAGGCAGGCGCGGATCAATGAGGGGCAGCAGCCATGCAAATAAAGGCGGTAGGCGCACTCATGAAGGCAGGCAATTTCACCTTCAAGGAGGCTGCCCAGATCATGGCCAAGCTGGATGCGGATGGGCTGGCGATATACAAAAAGAAGACGCCCAAGCTAACCCGCGCAACGATCCATAAGCCATCGTAATGTTGGCGGAGGTAAGCAAAATCTACTTCCGCCAAATGGCGGAGGTAACCACAAATCTACTTCCGCTTACTTCCGCCTTTGGCGGTTTTCTGCGGCGGACGTAGGCGGAGGTAAGTGGCGGAGGTAAATTGGCGGAGGTAAGCCAAAGCCAAAAGCATTTACTTCCGCTTTTCAAGGATTCCGTAGGCGGAGGTAGGCGGAAGTAAATTTGGCGGAAGTACCCTGATACTAAACGTATACAGAGGGTGGGCGTATACGCCATACACCCTTGCGCGGAGCGGGTTACAGGGTGGTTGGGAATATGCGGAAGCTTCCCCCAACGCGGAAGGTCGCCTGTGGCTCCCATCCGCTCTCCCGCTGGTCGTGGGTGATGCATCCGCTTGCGATATGGGAAACAGGTTGAAGGGAGGTTTGCATGGCGAGACGTATGCCGAATGTAGGGGAGGTCGGGATGCGATATGGCAAGAGAAACTATTTGCGGACGCAGAGGCACCTCTTGATGGCCAAACGGGGAAAATGGCATCTGGTCATTTGTCCCGATAAATGCATGGCCGGATGGATTAATGTGAAGGTGCATTTGGACCAGACGGCCAGCAAGAATGTTTTCGAGGTCGGGATATTCAATGGGAAGGCATCGCCCAAGGCAGATGTGAAATTGCTCAATGAGCATCACCCGTCGATCATGGCATGGGTGATGGATAGGGTGGCGGCATATGTCGATGGCAAGGTCACCCTGAAGGCAGAGGTCGGGACGCCTGTGGTCTACACAAAGGAACGGCGCTGGAAGATTTTATCGAAGGGATGATTTATGGCAAAGCCCGGCACAAAGAAATATAAACAGGAAAATGATTGGCGCACGATCCTGCCCAAAGAGCGCAGGCGTGACAGTGCCCCATGGCAGAAAACATACGGCACATATGTCACCGGACAGGCATGGGTGGATGAGGTGACGCTGTGCGCAGAGCGCATGGAACACAAATGGGGTGCAGGCCGATTGCGGTTGATGGTCGGCCCTGAATTGCGGGATAAGTTTGACCGCCAAAGGTATATGTTCAATCAGGCGCTTTACCATGGCAGTCTGGAAGACGTCAGGGTGCAGTGTAAGCGCATGATCACTGGCTGGGGTGCTTTGGATAGGGCCGCAGACGAAATGGGCTTAGAAAGGCTCCCTGTGAATGCATGGGAGGTGTCTGGGGAGGCAGGGACGGTGCATGTGATCGTCCGGACGCTGGATGATGCCATCGACTATCGCAAGGGCCGTCAGAACGTCTGCATATACACGCTTGATGAAATTGCGGTCCTGTTGGACGCACAGGGGCTGCTGGGAGCCGCTAAGGCTGCATTTCCGGATGCGGAGGTGATAATGGTGCAGCGAAGTGTCGGGGACGCTCTGGATGACGTTGAAAGCACCCAGAACGACCTTGACGACGATATTCCGTTTTAGGCACGTTCGCCTGAATTGTGTGGCGGTGGGACTGGGATGTTTTTCTTTAGCCACCTTGGGGTGATCCGACCTTCCTCAAGGGCAGTCAGTAAGAGGGAAACAGATTGCGGGATTGGGCTGTCACCGTTTGCCCATTTGCGACCGTGGCGATGTGTCACGCCTGTTATCCATGACACATCCACCTGACGGAGCCCCATGCGTTGCAGCGCAGCGCGATATTGGTCCTTGGTCATCAATCCCACCAGTCATGGGGACTTGGCATTGTCGCCAGTGCAAGGAGCCCAGAGGCGATCATTAGAACGACGAAAAACTGGTGCATGTCATGCGGCCTTCAGCATGGCGTTTAATTCTGCCTTGATCCGGCGCGCAGCTTCACCCCGCCATGTCCCCGCATTGGCAAGGAAATACAGGACAACGCTTTGCGCATCATCATAATAATATTTGTCCCGCATCGTGTCTAAGTGATGCATGGCGTCCAGATAGGGGACCGCGCCAAAATATGGCTTGGTCCAGTTATTGCGGATCTCACGGGCGATGGTGGCAAGTGAACGTGTCATGGATTAAGCCTTTCGTGCTGCAAGTTTGAGGGATGTGTAGCCAGATGTCTTTTTCTGGTTTGCCTGTGCGAATGATGCAAAAGCTTTTTCGCCAAGCATCTCGCGCAGCTTCTTTTCGACTGCCTTGGGATCGACCGAATAACGGTCATCGATCACGCAGACGGTTGCCGTGAACAGGTCACCGTCATGGCTGCCTGCGCCAAGGTCTTTGATGTCTGCTGCAAGCTTGTCAGCGACAGATGTCAGGTCTGCAATCTGCGCCTTGATCTCGCCAAGCTGGTCGATGGTGCACAGGTTGTGTGCGCGTGAGAAAACTGTAGCCATATAAAATCTCCATAAAATAGAATAAATAAGGTTTTGTGCGGTTGTTAAATCGTTGCCGCCTGATTGCTGTAGGGCATAATGCCCTATCTGTCAAACGCGCTTTGATATTTAATGCGGATTGTTTCGATAAGTTGGTGTCGATTAAGTGGGAAATGCGATTAGCGATTATGCCCCTTGTCCCTCCGCCTCCTGCGCCTGTAGCTTTCGTTCAAGGCGCTTGATCTGGCGCAATCCCTCTGCACGATCTGCGGTCCAGTCACGGCCCTGTTGCCAATCAAGGCGCATTTTTTTTAAGCGCTCAACGTCGGTCATGTTAGTTTCCTTTGAATGTCTGCGCCATGGCGTAGATGATGATGGTGGGCACGACGCCCAAGAAGAAGATTGTCGATGCGATGTGGAGCGCGGTCATGCTCCCCGCGCCTTTGCGATTGCGTCAATGGCAGCTTGCAGTTGGTCGCCATCGAAGCGGATCATGCCGCCGCCAACAGGCGACGCCTCGACCAGAGGCAATAGCGCGGCCAGCAGGTCAGGCGCGGCTGCGACTAGCTGCATGTCTGCCGCTTCGGTAACGCCAGCGCACGATGAAAAGTTTGGGCGCACCGCTATTGCGCGTCCCTGCGGATCGTAAACGGCCATGTGCTGGGCGTTGTATTGCCAAGGTGTTTTTGAGATGGTCATTGTGTGTTGCTCCTTGTTGATGACTTACATTAGGGCAGCTCGCCCACATGGTCAACAACAATCGCACATTCAAAAACTCGATTAATAAAATGCTATTGATCGAATTTTCCCTATTTACATGTTGGGCGGTTCGCCCTAATGATTGGGTGTCAACAAGGAGCAAATGACATGAACGTAGAACTTGAAGCTAAATGCACCGTCACCCATGAATGGGGCACGGTAGCTAAATTCTTTAGCGCCGTCGAAGCTGGCTATGCGGCCCGCGCACTGAGCAAGCTAAGCAACAGCACATACCGCACCTGCGACTATCGCTGGCCGGAAGAGGGCATCGATGTCACCGTCTACACCAGCGGGGAGATCGCAGCATGAGCGCGCTGCATTACATCGTCAGCCAGCAGGACGTTACCTATGACGACGAATGGAACGAGCGCGCAGCCTTCCGTTGGTTCGCCGACGCACGGGCATACGCGCTGCGCGTTAGCAAGGCGGATGACCTTGAGCGCTTTGTGCGTGTGGAGCGCGAGGGATACGAGCCCAATTACTTCCGGCACGGTCAGTCCGCCGACCACCTGTATGAAGAGGAGGCGGCATGACGCGCAAGCGCACCGCCCGCGAACTGCGCGCCATGGCTTACGCCATCGCTGATGAGGTCGAGACACGCGCTGACCGCATCAAGCGGGAGCGCCCGCGCCTCACCTATGCGCAGTGCCAGTCGGCTGCGCTGCTGGAGATGCTGGGCTGACCGCGCCCGTGTGCGTGTGTGTTCATGCTTTGTTCCATCCGCATGTTCCACACGCGCCCGCACCTGCATGCGTTCATGCTTTGTTCCACACATATGTTCCACACGCGCCCGCAATAAAGAACACATGCGTTCTCGCTTTGTTCCAAAACAGAACACCACATCAAGAACAATTTGCTTTTTGTGAGGTTGGAAAAGTTTGCCAAAAAAAGGTAGGGGGTACCCCACTTTTTTATTTACTTTTGGTACCATGGGGGGTTACTTGCAGAGCAATCGGCACACAGCCCACTTGCACACATGCGCACAGTTCTGTATACACACCGCAACACGTTTGGTTGCTCCTTGCGTGGTTGATAGCAGTCAGTTGATTGCCACCCCCTTGCGGCAATTAACTGGCTGTTTTTCTTGCACAAAAGCGTCACCGCCCCAATAAGGGGGTACCCCTTTGCAAAATAAAGGGGGTGGGGGGGGTACCAAAAAAAGTTAAGCAGTTCCGGCTGCTGAACCACCGCATATACCCTTACGGATTACGCAGTGAAAACAAACCGGGTTGGCGGGGCCGTGGCGTGATCCACTGCGGCTTAAACAAGATGGAGGTAATTCCGCCCGCCACCATTGACCCATATACTTGCTCAAAGGCCCGTTCCGTATTAGATAGGGCCCATATTTAATTCAGTGAGCATATCGATGGCGTCTAAATCCAAAAATCTTATTATGCAGGACGGTGAACTTACCGACGTTGACGGCATCCCCCAGCGCTATGCCGTGTCGCCTATCCGCGCATTGCTTCCGGATAAGGGCGCACGGAAGAAAAGCCCGCGTGAGCATATCCCGACGGAAAAGAGCCGCAAGGGTGTGCTGCATGCGGTTGGGCTTGGCATGAACCATGAGAACATTGCCAAGGTGATGGGGATCAGCGTCACGGCCCTGACAAACCATTACCGCGAAGAGTTGGACATTGGCCTGAGCGTCGTGATGGATGACGTGAAGACCAACCTGTACAACATCGCCCGCGACCCTTTGCATAAGGGCACGGTACAGGCCGGTATCTATTTGCTCAGCCGTTTGGGCGGTGATGCGTTCAAGGATATTAAGCGCATTGAGATGACCGGTGCGGATGGGAAGGCGCTGGAGGTCAGTCACCAGACCCAGACCGTCGATCCGCGCTTGCTGGATGCTGATCAGCGTGAGGCATTACGGGATATATTAAATTCGGCCCTGCGGTTGGCTGCGCCAAATGTACAGGCACAATCAGATATTATTGATGGCGAATATAAGGAAGTAGATGATGCTTGATCCAAATGACTGGGTTTCGATGAAGTTTGACCCGCAGCTTAGCGTTAATGTGCGCAGCTTGATTAGCGTGATGCGCGGCGAGGTTGCGACCTTGAGCAAGGACCAGTGGGAAGACACCAAAGAGTGCTGCGCTGATGTGATGGAGCAGTTCTTAGAGATGCGGAAAGAGCGGGGATAATGATCGACTTCGACATTTCGAAGATCGACATCCAGCGCCAGTTGATGGAGTTGGACCGGGCCGACTGCGAAGAAAGCCTGTATTATTTCCTGACCAACGCATGGAAATACATTGATGCCAGTTCGTGGAAGGACGGCTGGCCGATTGAAGCTGTGGCCGAGCATTTGCAGGCGGTGGTTGATGGCGACATCAAGCGGCTGATCATCAACATCCCGCCGCGTATGGGCAAGTCCACCATTACGTCGGTGGCTTTTCCGGCATGGACATGGGCCCAGCCTGAGGCTTCCGCTACGTCAGGGCCGGGTGTGCAGTTCCTGATGGCGTCCTATGCCAACCAGTTGGTGCTGCGCGACAGCGTTAAGTGCCGCCGACTGATTGAATCCCCATGGTATCAGAGCCTGTGGGGCGACCGTTTCAAGCTGAACTCCGACCAGAACACAAAGTCCCGCTTTTCGAATGACCATGGCGGTGAGCGCCTGATTACGTCGGTTGGTGCGGCGGTGACCGGTGAAGGTGGTTCGATTATCGTGATCGATGACCCTAACTCCGCGTCGGAGGCATTTTCGGATGCGAACATTGAAACCACGATTGAGTGGTGGGACGGCACCATGTCCACCCGTCTGAACGACGCCAAGACCGGTGCATATGTGATTATTCAGCAGCGACTGGCCGAAAACGACCTGACCGGGCACGTTATTGAGAAAGATGTGGGCGAATGGACGCACTTGTGCCTGCCCATGAAGTACGAACCCGACCGCTCGTTTGTCACCAGCATCGGATGGGAAGATCCGCGCACCGAAGAGGGTGAATTGCTGTGGCCTGACCGCTTCGGAGTGAAGGAAGTTCACGGGCTGGAGCGCTCACTGGGGCCATTTATGTCCGCAGGACAGCTTCAGCAGCGCCCAGAACCAGCCGGTGGCGGTGTCATTAAGCGCGAATGGTGGAAATTGTGGGAAGAGCAAAGCTATCCACCCATGGATTACATCATTGCGTCGCTGGATACCGCGTACACGACCAAAACCACCAACGATTACTCCGCAATTTCCATCTGGGGTGTGTTTACGACCGACTCCACGGCCATTGCGAACCGCATTTTGGACAAAGATGGTCGCCCAATGTACTTCGACCGGGGCTATGCGGAAACTGCACCGCGCCTGATGCTGATGCATGCATGGCAGGAGCGACTTGAATTTCACGATCTGGTCGAAAAGGTCGCCAAAACCTGTAAGTCATTGAAAGTAGACAAGCTTTTGGTGGAGAATAAGGCTGCGGGTATCTCCGTATCGCAGGAATTGCGCAGGCTTTATGGGTCTGAGGGCTTTGCCGTGCAGCTTTCTGACCCCAAAAGTCAGGATAAGCTGTCGCGATTATATTCTGTTCAGCATTTATTTGCCGACGGCATGGTGTATGCGCCCGACAAGGTGTGGGCAGAGCAGGTAATTACGCAAGTTGGGCAGTTCCCTAAGGGAAAGCACGACGATTTGGTCGATACGGTGTCCATGAGCATTCGTCATTTGCGTGATATTGGGCTTTTGACGCGGTCGCAGGAGCGCATCGAAGAGATTGAAAACATGAAAACATATCCGGGCAAGCAAAGTGTGCCCCTGTACCCGGCGTAATGGAGAATTTATGAGGTATATTGGTCGAGTTAACGCATCCTGCACGGTCGATGATCTAGGGCAGAAGCAATTTGAAGTTCGTGTGTGGGGAGAAGAACCATTTGACCATGAACGGACCTATACATTGAGCGCCAAAGATGATAATTCGGCAGCAGAAGAAGGTTTGCGTCTTTTTTGCGATGAAATGGAATGCCTTAGGGACGCAGAAGCAAAGGAAGATTGATGGCAACGCAACCCGGCCTCGCTCCAATGAATATTCGTCAACCCGCTCCTGATGAGCCGGGTGCGATTGACACGTCACCAATCCAGATCGACTTTGCCGACGAAGGCGGAGACAATCCTGAGACAGATGAAAACGGGAATATCATTTCCATTGAGCATGAAGATGGCTCAATCACTGTTTCGCTCGACGGAAACCCGCTTGAGACTGCTGAAAATGGCGACGACGGCGAATGGTTTGGCAATTTGGTCGATAGGATCGACGCAGACGAACTAAACACCATTTCCGGCGAACTGTTTCGCGGTATCGATGACGATTTGCTGTCCCGCAAGGACTGGATTGAGACACGGGCGCAGGGAATTAAGCTTCTTGGCTTGAAAATTGAATTGCCGGGGCTGTCAGGGGCCGCTGATGGCGCGCCTGTCGAAGGCATGTCCAAAGTTCGCCACCCATTGCTGCTTGAAGCCGTGCTGCGCTTCCAAGCCAACTCGCGGTCGGAACTTTTGCCAACAGATGGACCTGTTAAGATCCGCAATGACGATAATAACGCGACATTGCAGGAAGATCAGATCGCAAATGCGCTTGAGCGCGACCTAAACCACTATCTAACATCGACGGCGTCGGAATATTATCCCGATACCGACCGCATGCTGCTCATGCTTGGCTTTGGTGGCACGTCGTTCAAGAAAGTTTACTACTGCCCACTGCGCAACCGCCCAGTTTCGGAGACTGTGGACGCTGATGACCTGATCGTGAGCAACGACGCAACGGATTTGTCCAATGCGCGCCGCATTACGCACCGGATCATGATGCGCCCATCGATTGTGAAGCGCATGCAAATCCTTGGCGTCTATCGCGACGTTGATCTGGGCACCCCAAGCATGCGCCGCCTTGATCCATTGCAGCGCGAAGAGCGTGACCAGCAGGGTATCTCGACTGAGTCCACCAATCCGCTGGATCGCGACCGCGAGATTTACGAATGCTATTGCGAATTGGACATCAAGGGCTTTGAGCATAAGCACAAGGGCAAAGTATCTGGGCTTGAGATTCCATACCGCGTGACCATTGACGTTTCCTCAAAGGAAATCCTGTCGATTGTCCGTAACTTTGACGAAGATACGGCAGACCTGCCAGTCGCGAAGAAAAACTTTGTTAAGTTTACGTTCGTACCGGGCCTTGGCTTTTACGACATTGGCCTTTTGCACATTCTGGGCAACACCACCAACGCCATCACGGCTGCATGGCGTGAGTTGCTGGATGCGGGCATGTATTCCAACTTCCCCGGCTTCCTGATGGCTGACACCGGGGCACGGCAGAACACCAACATCTTCCGCGTTCCTCCCGGCGGCGGTGCGCTGATTAAGACTGGCGGCATGCCAATTAGCCAAGCTGTTATGCCATTGCCGTACCAGCCGCCTTCGCAGGCGCTGATGCAGCTTGTTGGCGACATGGCGCAGACCGGCATGCGTATTGGTGGCACATCTGAGCAGCAGGTCGGTGAAGGTCGCGCTGACGCTCCTGTGGGCACCACGCTTGCGATGATTGAGCAGGCCACCAAAGTCATGAACGCTGTCCACAAGCGCCTTCACTCCGCTCAGGCTGAAGAATTCCGCTTGCTGTGCGACCGCTTCCGCGAACACCCAGAAAGCTTCTGGCAGCGCAACTCAAAGCCGACCATGCCATGGGATCAGGCAACTTTCATTCAGGCGCTGAATGACTTTGACCTGACGCCTCAGGCTGACCCCAACACGGCGTCGCAGGGCCAGCGCATCATGAAGATCACTGCCCTGAAGCAGCTTCAGCAGGCAAACCCATCGATGTACGATCCAATCGCCATCGACGTTGCTGCGTTGCAGGCTATCGGCTGGTCCAACCCATCGCAGTTCATGGCACCGCCAAATGCTCAAGCATCGCCGCCACCTGAATTGTTGCAGGCTCAGGCTAAGATGAAGACTGACGAAATGACTGCCAATGCGCGCATGATGGAAGCGCAGGCACGGGTTGCTGAAACGCAAGCCAAAATCCAGTCCGGTGCCTTTGCGCCTAAGCAGGATGCACCAGAAATGGGTCAGGCAGCGCTCAACACCGCGCAGGCGGATTTGATTAATGCCGAAACCAAGCGCAGCGAGATTGGCGTCCGCCATCAAGAGCGCATGGTTGAAGACCAGAACCGCGATCTGGACCGCCAGAGCCGTGAGCGCGTTGCCATGTTGCAGCTTGCCCGCGACCTTGTGATGCATCCGGAGCAGGCTGAGGCTGTCGAGCCATTGGCAGGCCCGTCAGAGCGCAAATTTAATAAGGATGAGGGCGAATGAGGGACCCAAAGGCTATCCGCAAAGCAATCATGACCGCACGAAACATTGCGGCCATGGTCGATCCAAACTTTGCGCGTGTGCCTTTGCCTCAGGTTGGTGAGCCTGATACGGAAGAAACGAAGCCGCCCCTTAATTTCATGGGCGGTGGATACGCCGCTGGCGGTGAGGTTGATCAGCCCACCGGCTATGCAGCGCCAGATGATATGGGCCTGTACAGCCATGCTGCCGCAACGGCTGCCAGCTTCCCGCAAGCAAAAGCTTCGCCTGAGGAGTTCCGGAACATTCTGGCCAATCGTGGTGTCAAGCAAAGCGAATTTGATGCATCCGGATACGACAAAGCTTTCGCAGGGCAGCCGCAGGTTACCCGCGAACAGGTTGCAGAGCATTTTCATGGAAATCGGACGCCGATTGAAGAGAAGATGTTCCATACCGAAAATACGAATTATGAAAGCATGGCAGCGCTTGAAAATGAGTATAGCAAAAAGTTTAATGATTTGTTCAAGCGCAAGATGGCGTTTCGCGAGGCAAACCCCGGAGTAGACAGTTCTAGGGGGATTGAGGAAGAAAGCGACGCCCTGCAAGCAGAATTGAAGCAAAAGCGCGCAGACATCAGGGAGCGCACAAAAAACATCGTAAGCCACGGTGATCCATACCATGAAGAACACATGCTTCCGGGCGGTGAAAACTACCGCGAAGTTGCGCTTAAGCATGGCGGCGATGACGTTAAGTTTGAGGGTGTTGGTGGTCACCTTGGCGGTGAGAAAAATATTCTTGCGCACGTTCTCATGAAAGACCGCACGGACAATGAGGGCAATCGCCTTTTGCATCTTGATGAATTGCAAAGCGACTGGGCTCAGCAGGGGCGTGATCGGGGGTTTGACCAAGACCCTGAAGAAAGACAGAGAATTATTTCTGAATTTGAAGATTACAATAAAACCCTTAGGCAGCGGGCCCTTGAAACCGTTATGCAGCGCGCAAGGGAGCAGGGCAAAAACGAAGAAGACCTTGGTGTGGTTAAAGATCTAATCCAATCAGAACCATCCCCTGAAAATCTGGCTTATTATGCGGGTGGCGAATATGAAGCTGACCGCTTTTCGGAAATGCGTTTGCAGGCAGAAAAGGCCCAAAATGCCATATCGCCAGCGCCTTATGTCACAAAAACTGATGACTGGGTCGATCTGGGCCTGAAACGCGCCCTAATGGAAGCTGCCAAGGGTGGGCACGATAAGCTTGCATGGTCGCCGGGTGACGTTGTTGCTGACCGCTATAACCTCAGCAAGCACATCAAAGACATCCATCACGAAAAGAATGATGACGGCACATACAACGTCATGGCGTACAACCACAATGGCGCAAAGGTTTATGACCAAGATAGCCTTGCTGAAAAAGATGTTGTGGACGCCTTGGGCAAAGATGTGGCTGGAAAGATTTTTTCCGGCGAAGGGGCTGGGATCAAAGAGGCTCAAGCCAGAATTGACAGCGCACACAAGGCGTATGAGGAATTCAAAGACAAGCTGGTTGAAACTGGAATTCAGCAGACCCTTGATGCGAGGCGGGAAGAAGACCCGAATTTTAATTTTGATGAAGACCAAAAAAATAACCTAAAAGAGATCCTGAGGGAAAAAGTTAACGGTGGCGGCATCCACACTTACGCCTCAACAATGGGCCTCCACGACGAACATCAGCCGTTGTATAATGAATTGCGAAACGCCCATTCTGACATGAACAGGGGGCCTTATTCCCCATATCGCGATTGGCGCACGTTAAGCGGCGTCAACCTCACGGTTGGCGGCGAGGGCATGAAGAAGTTCTATAACGAGATGCTTCCTAAGCGCTTGATGAAGCTTGCCAAACAGCACGATCCTGAAGCCAAATTTTCCGTTTCAACCGTTAAGCACCCCAAGGAATATTATGAATCCGAAGAGGGTGAAAATAGCCACGACTATATGCCCGACGTTGAAACCGATCTTCCCGCGCTGGAAATAACGCCCAAAATGCGCGAAAGCATCCTGAAAAAGGGCTTTGCTGCCTATGCCGACGGCGGTGAGGTTGAAGGTTACGCCGACGGTGGAGATGTCGATCCGGAGCGTATCCGGGAATATATGAAGCGGATTCAAAGCCCGCTGAGCGATAATCCTGCTTCCGTCCAAAGGGCCTTGCAGATTGCGCAATCATATCGCGGCAAAACTGGTGCGGAAACGGGCACCGGTAGCTTCTACAACATCAAGCAATCCATGCCTGTCAGCGATGTCCGGTCAACCATTGGCGATATACCGGGAATCTCTTTGAAAAAAGAAAACCCGCTGTCATGGGAAAAGTTCCACGACATTGCCAAGGGTGGCTCCCTCATCAACATGGGCGGCGATCTGTCAAACTTTGGGCGCTTAACCCACATCAACGACCAAGAACTTGCTTGGCCGGTGGATTTGCATGCTGGCGCTAAGTACATGCGTGAGCCCAATCCGGGTCAGGTTTGGCGCAACAACAAAAGCCATGCCACGGGCTTCATGAACAAGATTAAGGCAGAAGAAGCCGCTGGGCGTGATGTCTACGGCATTCTTTCGCCAATGGGGCCAACTGCTGTAAATTCATCGCACAACATGTTCGATGCCCTGATGGCTCAAATTCCAACAGCAAAAATCAAAAAAGCAGACCTTGAGGAATTCGACCAAGCGCTTTTGAATGGCGAACATCTCCCTGCTGACGTGCGCAAAAACCCTGCCAAACTTGCAAGGGCGATGGAGGCACTGGATCAGTGGCCCGGAATCGCCAACGCCAAAGCAGCAAGCGAATACGCCAGACCAACGGCAGGCAAGCTAAACGGCGGTCACCGCAGCCTGATTGTTGACTTCATGGATAAATCAAGGTGGCGCGATAAGGGCTTTCCCGAAGTCGGCGTCACCCGCGCTGCCATTACTGACCCGGCGCTTAAAGGCATTTCAGGGAACCTTTTGGGCCATCGCGTTGTTAAACTGTCCTCTAAGCCCAGCGATCAGCCAGAGTTGTTTGAGCATTCCACATACGAAAAGCCATCGTTTGGCGAGTATATTGGCGACGTTCCGCTTGCCCAGCGGCACTATGTGATGCCTGATGTGATCGAGAAAATGATCGCAAATCCGACCCAAAAGGGTCAGGTTGTCCACCCGTATTCTGAGGACGCCATGGGCCGCAGCACCGCAAGGAAGCTGTTTGAAGAGCAAAAGCAGGTGCAGCCAATCAACCAGCGCATGTTGGACAGCGTCATGATGGATGAGGAAAATAGGCAAAAGTATGGCCTCAAAAAAGGCGGAGCCGTTCGCGGTGCCTTGATGATTGCCAAAGGTTTGAAAAAAAGGTAATGCTCTTGCAGCCACAATTTTGTGGAACCTTTTATTCGCCGGTAATTCGGTAAGACAGGAGACTGTAATGTCAGAGATGTCCCGCAACGCTCGTCGCGCAATGCGCGCTAAAATTCATCGTTTAACCTCAGCAAAGTCGGGCAAGGTTGACGCTTCTGACTACGGTCCAGAACAGGTTTTGAACTCCGAAGCCAAGACCGGCATGCGCCCAATCTCACGTCGCGCCTACAAGAAGGGCGGTAAGGTTGTTGCTGTTTCCGGCGCTGATGCCAAGCAAAACGCAGGCAAGAAGCCGCGCTCAGGCAGTAAGCACCTCACCGTCGATGCTCTTGTCAATCGCAATTACAAAGATGCAAACGAAGCCCGTGAAGGCAAAAAGCACGTTGGTGCTTTGAAAACAGGCGGTCGGGCCATGAAAAAGGGCGGTGGCGGTGTGCCAGATGTATACACCTCATCGCGCCCAACCGACGATTCCGGTCGCCCTATTTCAAACAAAGAACTCAATTTGGCTCCCGGCGGTGGCGAGACAACTCCAGCGCCTAAGCCAAAGCCAGCGGCAAAGCCTGTCATGCGCTCAGGTCCTTCGCCAAAGACTGTATCAGAAACAGCAGCGTACATGCGTAACGTGCGTAAATCTGGCGGTCGCGCTTGGGAAGGTTCTGCCAAGGATGAAGCGCAGGACAAGAAGCTTGCCAAAAAGTACGGCATGTCGATGGAATCGTGGGAAAAGTCCAAGATGGACAAGAAGCACGACACTCAGCATTCGGCAAAGGGCCTGAATAAGGGCGGTCGCACCGGCAAGAGCCTTGGCGGCGTCCTGAAAGATGTGGGTAAATATGGCGCGCTTGGGATTGCCGCCAATGAAGTAGCAAAGAACCCATCCCTGCTCATGGGCGGTCTTGGCGCGTTGGCATACAAGGCTTTCGACAAGAAGAAGGATGGCGCAGCAGCCGGTCCAGCCGTCGCAGGCAAGAAGCGCGGCGGCAAACTCACATCGCTTGATGGTGAAATGCAGACACAGGAAAAGGTCAGCGGTCGCATCGCAAAGCGCGATGGCGGCAGCCTCGCTGGCCTTGAAATGAATAGCGGTGGTCGTGCCAAGAAGAAAAAGAGCGGCACCAACATCAATATCGTGATCGCAACTGGTAAAGGTCAGCCACAAATGGACCCCAATGCGCAGCAGGCACCGGCACCTCAAGGTGTTCCAGTGCAGATGCCGCCTCCCCCACAACCACAGGCTGGCGCTCCTATGCCTATGCCAATGCCTGCACCAATGCCGCCAGCAGGCGGTCCGGGCGCAGGTCCCGTGCCAATGCCGCGCAAGGCTGGTGGTCGCACATACCGTTCATACAAAGACATGGACGCTGGTGCTGGCAGCGGTTTGGGTCGTTTGGAAAAGACGGAGATCCAAAAACATAAGAAGTGATTGAGTTTGGGCGGCGTTGGTTGGAAGAGCGCCGCCCAATATTTTATTTTATAGGACCTATCGATGAATTTTAATAATCTATTTGAATTCGAGTTGCTGAAACTCGTTGAGGCGCGCATCGCCACCCTCACAGAAAACATCACAAACGCACACGCAGTCGTTGATTATTCCGACTACAAATACCAAGTTGGTAAGATCGCTGGCCTTCGCGAGTTCGAAGACCTGCGTGAAGAGGTCAATAAAATTATTTCTGAACGATAACTATGGAGAAAAATTAAATGCCACATATGAATATGACCCATGAAGAAGACCCAAAGAAACTGATCCTTCAGGCATTGGGCGACATTGAAGAGTACAAGGTGTTCCACAATGAGGTGGTTGTCGCCGTTTACCTGCGTCCAGAAAAGACCAAGAGCGGCATTTATCTGCCTGACCAGCACCGTGACGAAGACCGTCACCAAAGCAAGGTCGGCCTTGTCGTTAAGATGGGCTCCGAAGCTTTTGATGATCCCAATGGCAATTGGTTCCGCGACATGGACGTGAAGCTGCATGATTGGGTTGTTTATCGCCCTTCAGACGGCTGGACGATCACCGTCAACAACGTGCTTTGCCGTGCGCTAAAGGACACAAACATCCGTGGCAGCGTCCCACATCCCGATATGATCTGGTAAGGAAGCGAAAATGAATATTGAAGATAACACAGAAGACCAATTTGAAATTGATCTGGGCGAAGATCCGAAGCCAGCCGAAGACATTATTGTCGAAAAGTCAGAGGAAAAAGAGCCTGAAGCTGACCCAGTAGATAATACCCTTGAAACTCTCAAGGAGCAGTTGGAAGCAGAGCGCAAGGCGCGTCAGGAAGCACAGCGACGCGCAAGCGAAGCTGAGCAGTCTGCGTATGAAGCCAAGGGTGAGGTGCAGGACACAAGCTTGCATTTAGTGTCGAATGCCATCGACACAGTCATTCAGAACAACAATATCCTTAAAGCAAATTACCGCGACGCCATGGCTATGGGTGATTTTGACACTGCGGCGGATATTCAGTCGGAGATGTCCTCCAACGCAGCCAAGCTTCTTCAGCTTGAGCAAGGCAAGCAGGCGCTGGAAAACCAGCCACGTCAGGCAGCCCCAGCACCTTATGTTGCTGATCCTGTTGAGGCGTTGGCATCGCAGCTTTCGCCGCGTTCTGCCGATTGGGTGCGTCGGAATCCGCAATTTGCGACTGACCCGCGCCTGTATCAAAAGATGCTGGCAGCGCACAATCTAGCCATGGCGGATGACATCCCTGCGGATTCGGACGATTATTTTAACGCGATTGAAGACACGCTTCGCATTCGCCGTCAGGATAATAGTGGCGATTATGACGCCATGGCTGACGCTGCAAAGCCAACGCAGCGTCGCTCTGCACCCCCAGCCGCACCTGTTTCGCGCAGTGGTGGAGGCGGTGGAAGCAAGCCAAATCGCGTTACCCTGACCGCAGCAGAGCGTGAAATGGCAAGCGTGATGGGCATGACGCCTGAAGAATATGGACGCAACAAGCTTACCCTTCAAAAAGAAGGCAAACTTAATTAAATTTGAGGAGTATTATTATGGAACCTATTGCACCTAAAAAACGCGGACGCCCACCAAAGGTTAAGGAAGCCCTAGATCAGGCAGCCCAAAGCGCGGCAGAAGCCGTAAATATGCATGTGCTGGAAGAAGCATTTGAGCCACTTGCTGCTGCGCCTGCCCCAACGCATGCGGATATTGTGCCAAATATTCGTGCGGATGTTCGGGCTCCTATGCGTGAGGAAGACCCTCGCACCCGTGCTGCGCGTCGTGCCGCAGAACTCCGCGATCACCTTGGCGATATGGATGAAGGCACTGATGACTTCTTTATCAATAAAGATGACATCCCACCGGGCTGGGAATACGAATGGAAGCGCAAGCTTTTGCTCGGCGCTGAAGACCCTGCATATCAGGTGGCTTTGGCCCGCGCTGGTTGGGAGCCTGTTCCAACTTCGCGTCACCCATCCTACATGCCGAATAATGGCGATCACCCCATTATTGAGCGTAAGGGCATGGTCCTAATGGAGCGTCCGTCGGAAATTTCTGACGAAGCCCGTGCCATTGAATTGCGCAAGGCGCGTAATCAGGTCCGACAGAAGGAAGCCCAGCTAAACTCCGCAGAAGGCGGTCAGTTTGAGCGGTCAAATAAAGACCAGTCACTGGTCAATATCCGGAAATCTTACGATTCAATTCCGATTCCTTCGTAAAAAAATTGGTAAATTGGGCGGCTATATGCCGCCCTTTTTATTGCATTGTTGACAAACCCGAAAAAATAAACGATTTATCGTGCCGCTTCCCCCGGTGCGGAGGTTCAAAAAACCCAGTCTTAGTCGCCCCGGTGCGCGATGATGGCTTCCTAAAAGGAGATCCGTCATGGCAAATACTTTTGCGCCTTTCGGTTTTAGCCAGTTAAGTGGAACTGGTTCTGCTCCGACTTACGAGCAGGTTGTGGGCTTCTGTGCCTATAACACCGCTGCTATGTATTTCGGTGATCCCATCTTCCAGAACGCGAATGGTACAGTTTATCCTACCACTCCCGGCACTGGAATTCTTGCTGGTGTTTTCACCGGCTGCAAGTATCTTTCAGTTTCGCAGAAGCGTACCGTTTGGTCGAACTTCTGGGGCGCTGCTGACGTTGCTTCGACAAACACTGTTGAAGTTTATTACGTCAACGATCCGAATGCGAAGTTCTTGGCTCAGGTTGGTGGTTCGTCCTCGACTGGCCTTGCTGTCACCGACATCGGTGCCAACGTGCAGTTCGCTTACGGCACACCTAACACGATGAGCGGCATTTCTGGCGCATACATCGACATCACTGTAACACCGACAACGACATCCACATTGCCTTTCAAGGTAGTTGGCCTCGACGTTTCGCCTCCGGGTGCTAATGGTACGGAAGCTGGCGCATACAATTATGCAATTGTTGCGTTCAACAACGTGTCCACTAAAACCCTCACTGGCATTTAAGGGAGTAAGGTACCATGGCTGTTAATTTATCAGCAATTAAAGACCTTCTGCTCCCCGGCTTGCGGGGCGTAGAAGGCAAGTACGAGATGATCCCATCTCAGTACGACAAGATCTTCACAAAGCATGATTCGAAGCTGGCGCTCGAACGTACCGCTGAAATGCGTTACCTCGGCCTTGCTCAGTTGAAGACTGAAGGCGGTCAAACGTCTTTCGATAACGGCGCTGGTGAGCGTTATGTATACAACCAAGAGCATAACGAAATTGCTCTCGGCTATGCAATTACGCG